CATTACTGCGGATGTTGTAGTGTTAGGACCACACAACATACCGTAAAATCCATTTTTAGCTGTTGTCGATGCTATGTTTGTATATGATGAATATGCGTTCTGAACTAAGCCAGCTAAGTTGCTTGCGTTAGTAGCATTCGTTGCGTTTGTTGCATTACCTACAGTCATGCTTGCGTTTGTACCGCTAACTCCATTTATGCTTCCACCAGTAATCGCTACGTTATTAGCGTTCTGACTAGACATAGTTCCTAGTGAACCTGTAGCATTAGTTACCGCAGTAGCTACATAAGCAGTCGTGGCAATCTTTGTAGAATTGTCCCCAGCAGTTTGAGTTGTGCCAACTGCACCGCTTGCCACAGTTGTTGAGACTGTGGTTGCTGTAGTAGCATTAGTTGCATTGGTGGCATTGGTTGCGTTAGTAGCATTGGTAGCATTAGTTGCTGAAGTTGCAAAGCTTACAGATTGTGATCCAATATTACTTGAAGTAATAAATGTTCCACCAGAGGCTGGGTTAGTAGCCGTAGCCGCATTACCGCCAATAGATAGACCTGATGCTGTTCCAGTAATATTCGTTCCAACTAATGCGCTAGGTGTGCCTAATGCTGGAGTAACTAAGGTGGGTGATGTGCTAAGAACTACAGAGCCTGATCCAGTAGAAGTAGTTACTCCAGTACCGCCTGATAAAACAGGAAGGGCATTGGTCAAAGTTACAGAAGTAAAAGACGCAGTTGCTCCAGACTGATATTTATCTGTATTCAGATTAGTGAAGTTGTTATCTACCTCTGTGTTTGTAAGGGGTACACCCTTAACACTTCTTAAAACAATCGTAGACATAAAGACCTTTTAATTAAGAAATAGTTACAGTCCAAGTTACAGTCATGGAGTCACCAGATTGTTTATTCACAACTGGGAATACTGTTCGGCATAACATTGTTCCAGCGCTTGAGGCATTAAATATTCCAGCCTCTGTAACTGCGCCAGTACCAACGCCAGCATTGAATGTAGCTACATAAGTAATCGTGTTGCTGGATACGGTTGTTGCTGTTAAGGCTGTTCGGCTACTAGCAATTAAAGTTCCTAATGTAGTATCACCATTGGCGGCGGCAGTTGTACCAGTACCAAGTTCCATATGCGTCATGGCAGTAGCAGTCGTATCCTTCATGCGTGATGCAATGTACGCTGTACCAGTAGACACAACTAAGTTCTTGAACTCACGAGTCTCTTTAATCGAGCCATCTTCACCGACTAACAAAACGCTGAGTACGCCTGTTGCTTTAATGTTTTCAATAGTATTCATTTAATATCCTGTTAAAAAGTTATAAAAGTTCCTACATATACAGAAGTTAAAGTTTCGGTATATCCTTCCCAATAATCCGTCATGGACACTGAGCCACCATCAACCTTTCCAACTGAATCGGAAAATGGTTTACTTGGACCAAGCGATGGGGTATCAATAGCGGAGGCAAAGTCAGTCAACGATCTAGCCAAGAACATGGTTTGATCGTCATCTGTATTTGTAACTCCATAGAAGTCGTCAGTAGGATTGACGGTATCTAAAATAGATTTGTTGACTGTAAAAAATTTACTCTCTGATGTAGATTTTGTGTCAGCAACATTCTTGCCAACTAAGTTAAACGACACATCAGCTTTAGTAAACGAATCGGTAAATGGCTTGGCAAGTAACTTACCTATAGAATCGCTTTTAATTGGCGTATCTGATAACTGCTTAGAAATGTTTCTAGTCAGATTGGTATCGTTTGTTGCGGCGGTATCTGTTGAACTCTTACCAAAGTTAATCGTATTGGAATCCGCCTTTGCCACAGAATCCGTAGAGTTCTTTCCAAAAGACTTAACTGTATTGTCAGACTTGGTAGACGTATCGCTAAAAGGTTTCTCAAGGCTGTAGGTTCGAACATCAATCGAAGTCTTACTATCAGTTAATAGTTTGCTAAAGGATCTAATAGTAATATCTGAGGGGACTGGCTGATCAGACAAACTCTTTGCAAATGCCCTTAAGGCTGTATCTACATGGATCGTCTTATCCAGTAAGACTGGATTACGACCAATCGTGTCAACCAAGTAATCTAGCAATATAGATATGTATGATGCAGAAAAAACAGGTGGCTGAACAACTTTAACTTCTGCAACAATGTTTACATAATTAACCGTTACAACGGCTTTAGAGTCCATTGAAGTCTTCTCTTATCTTGAACTTTAACAACTCATTGATTGTTTGCTTTGAGTTATCACTGAAGGCAATCTCAATCTCGCCCTCGTAATCACCAGCTGGCTGATTCAAATCAGTTGCACCCCAAGCTAATTGGCATCTACCACCCACACCAGTTACGTTATATGGCGAAGTAGAGTTAACACTGCCATCAGCATTTAACTTACCAGCTAACTTAGTGGCAGTTATTGTTGCCAAGATAGTAGAAGAGCCTGTCGCCCGAAAGTACATCTTGACTACAGCGTTACTAACGTCAATAGAGTCACCAGTATTCAAGTCAGTCAAACTCAAGACGATATAAGGTTTAGTGTCATTTCTGACAAGTTTTATTTTTTCAGCCATTGTTAATCCTTAAATTTCTGGAATTTGAATGCGAGCATCTGATCTCACATATCCACGAAGCACTCTTTGTCTAGCGGTATTAACGCCTTGCATGAAACGTGCTTGGTATAGTGCGCCAGATGATGGACTGGTATAGGGTTTTCCTGGACTCATCATGAGTCTTGCAATAGCGCCAGCGCCAATCTCTTCAGCGTAATCTTCGAGCAATACATCTTCAACCAATAGGGCAGAGCGGCTAGGCTTTAATGCCACACGCATTGTGATTGCACTTGGGGATGTTGCCGATGGTCTAGGGTAAATCGTAAAGGTACGCTCATCCTTTTGGAAGTATGCTTGCGGTGTACTCTTGGCAATCACCGCACCATCGAAACCAGTGTTATAGATTGTTGGATCAGTAATCTCATCAGGGTTAATAGCATTCATTACAGAACCCTTGAACCACATCTTCATTACTTTAGTCACTAAGTGATTAGTGATTGGTGACTCAAAGTCATAGTCCCCAGTACTGGCAATCACAGTTACAGGATCATGGTCACGCTGAATAATTAGAGACTTCTCACAAAACTCAATGCAAGTCTTCTTCAATTCTAAGGTGGCTAGTTCTACTGTGGCTCCAGGAACATAGGGCATGACATAGTCAAGGAAGGTTGAATGTGCTTTCATACAGAGGTCATCCCATTCTTAAAGCGGATCAATAAAGCTACGCCACGAGTTTCATTGGCATACTCGTCATCTACGAGTTCTGCTCTACCAACAATAAAATCTTTCAGGAACTGGTGATACTCAATGGGAATAGGGACGGTGTCGCCCAGAGCAAACGTACTCAGTACTGATGAGTAAGAACCAAGAAAGAAGTCTGGTCTGATCCGTTTACACTCTCGCACTACATCGTTGGCATAGTTTAAGAGTATTGCATCTGTGTAACGGTTTTTGTCCGAGTCTTTTAAGAACACTCGTGCTTCATCAATCACTGACTGAAAGGTTGCCATTGTTCACCATAAATCTTTTCTAGACCAATGGTTCGCACTGAACACATCGTCTTTGGTTGGATTACCGTTCTTGTCTTTAATGCCAGCAGAACGCGCTAAATAACTGGCTCTACGTTTGGGGTCTTTGTGCTGAGTGAAATCTTCCATACCCCTTAAGCCATACTTGACCAACTTCACATCATCGCCTTTCTTGGCGAGTACCATCTTCTTATGTGAATCTCCAGATGGAGCCTTCACAGGTTTATTAAATCCTGGGAACTCATGTCCACGGTATTGCAACTTGCCACCGTCCTTCTTGACATTAGATGCTTTCATTTTTTCTTGACCTTTGCTGTCTTAGCAGAATCTTTAAAGTCTTTTGCAGTAGGAGCGCCAGCAGATCCAACCTTACGCATCTTTTCTCCACTCCCAGCTTCGATGCGTTTCTTCTTTGCGTTAATGTTGGCATAGAGTCCAGTCTTCATTGCTTATCCAGTTCTGCAAGTTCTTGCGCCTTCTCTTGCAAAAGTTGTTTGGTAGATTTGCGTTTCTCTTGAGCCTCTTCAGTAACTACTTCTTCTGGCTCTTCGATATATTCTTTGTACCAATCACGCTCATTCAGAACTAGTTGGTCAAAAACAGACACCATGCCTGTCTTGGTATTAATCATTTTTCGTATTGTCATTATTTAAAATGAGGAGAGTTTCCCCTCCTCATCCGTAGGTTACTTAGTAACTACAGCGGCGACCAACGCTTCTGGCTTAACAACTTTGAAGCCAAACACGTTTAGACCACGCATGATGTTACCGAAGGTGGTTGTTGAACGTAATGTCTCTACGTTGGTGATTTGTGAGGCAAATGAAACTGCATCACGGGTACCAGCCAAGATAGTTGTCTTCGAACTTGCGGTGTATAAGTTGTTAGACACATAGAGAGTAAAGCGGTCAATCATTCCCATCTTGCCGTTACGCAAGATAGAAGTGTCATCACCAGTTAAGTAGGCTTGCTTTAGATCAGAGTTCTTGATCAAAGCGCCCATCCAAGCTGGGATAACTAACCAACGACCATCTTCTGGTACGTTCTGCTCGTCCAATGCTTGACCCATGTTCAAGATCGTGTCAAGCACGTTGCTCTTGGTTAAGGTCACTGGAGTTGCTGTAACGCCCAATGCGAGGTTGCCAGAGATTGCACCAGCAGAGTTGCCTTGGTTAGCCGCCGCAGACAACGGAGTGGTAGAAGAACCACCAGTTGCCAACTGAGTCAGAACCAGACTGTCAATACCGATCTTCATTTGTTGAGCGGCATCGTTGGTGAACATATCCATCAACTTAACGTCTGCTTGGGTTGCATCCACATCATCAACGATCACATTGAAATACTTACCGTAATCAATAGTGAGGGTGATAGGAGTAGATGTTGGAACCTGTGATGCTAGGCTCATACCCTTGGTGTAATCACTGATAGTGATTGTTGGAATTGTACGGATGTTGACTTTATCGCCTTGATCCTTGATCTCGCCTTCCCAGTCGTTGTTCGTAATCTCACCGAGAACGGTAGATTTATAGAACTTAACTTGGAGTTTGCCAGACCAAATCTCAGGTACAAAGTTTGCACCATACGAGTTTGTTGTGCTACTGGATACATAATATCCCGAGGTTACGCCGACTGCCATGATAAATTTCCTTTAAATGACCATGCGCTCTTGTTAGCGAATACGCTTTTCAAGTTGAGCGGCATGGATATCTGCTTCAATGGCTACCATCTGTTCAGGAGTTACGTCTCCAACCCTTGCTCTACGGTAAAACTCTGCGATCTCAGGACGAGTCCAGATTTTTTTACCTTGAGGTTTAGATTGATTGACCGTCGTTGACGGTACAACTTGAGACTCTAAGTTCCTGTTGGAAGTAGCCGCTCTTTGTGTAGTTGTCTTTTTCCACGCATTAAAAAAGTTGGCGACTCTAGCCGCATCTTTTGCACCTTCCGCTTCCGCAAGGAGGTCTTGTCTACGCTGTCCAGCAAGATCATCGTATTGGTCTAACCATGAATGAAAGGCTTTATCGTCATTGATCTCAGACCACTCAGGAACCATCGCATTAAGCTTTTCATAAAAACTTAATTCAGTGTTCTTGGTTGATGTGAACTCAAATGTCTCAAGTCTGGATCGAAGGTCGTCTATCTCAGAATCCTTAGAAGATAGTTCTTCTCTTGCCGCTCGTCGCATTAAATCGACTAGTGGCTCTCCATACTCTTGCACTTCCTCTGGTTTAACCAGCGCTTCTTTTGGCTTTGCGTTTTTCAAGTCATCCAATTGCTTTTGGATTCGTTGCAACTGTGCTTGCAATTCTTTGTTGGCTGACGCTAATCTCGGAACCTCTGCGGTATATTTACCGTTCAAAGTTTTATATCGTGCCTCCCATCTTGGGTCTTCCTCAGATTGAGGAGCCGCTGTAGGTTCTTCGACTTGTTCCGCTGGACTAATCCCATTAAGGGATTCTGCCGATTCAGTCTGTATATCTTCTTGAACAGATTGTTCTTGAGGGACAGCTTCTGATTGCGAGGCTTCAATTGAAGCTTTCAGTTGTTGAAGGGCTAATTCAGCTTTATCTTCTGCCGCTTGCACGGCTCGTGGTAATGACATGATTTCTCCATAGACATATCACAAGACGTATCGATGCCCATCAGGTTTATCGACAGTTCAAGTGGTGCTTGGTTGTGTTGTACTGAAACGGTACAACTCGTTAAACCC